AGTCTGCGCCAAATGCTTCAAAGGTTCCCTCAAGGACTGGTCTGCCTCCTCGGTTTGGCACATGAATTTCTTTTGAAGTCCATTTGGTTTCTGGTGATTGTGGTTTTTTGGGACAGTATTCAGAAAAATACATTCTAAATCGGTCATTTGTTAGATATGGAAATCCAATAGCTGTAACCATATCTTCCGCATTTCCCAAAACAGATGATATAATTGCAATTCTTATGGAAGGATTATTTATTTGTAATGAAATTGCTTGAGTAATTGTAAGAATTGTAGTCTTTAAAAAGCCACGCGGTATTAGCCATAATCTTATGTTTTTCTTTCTCGGTTGATCCAACCTTTTACATATATTTTTATAATGGAAATTAACAGACAAATCCTTAAATCCTAAAAGGTCTTTGGCTAAAAAGTAAGAGTTCTTCTTGTATTTTTCTCTTTCTTCAGTTATATTAACTGTACTGCCCATACGCCACCAAAGGATAAAATTTTTCTGTTATAAATATCGGATTGGCCCTTTCTTCAAACTCCACAATTTCTTTCTCCAAAGAAGATAAATTTTTCTTACTCTCTTTTAACATTTCTAATTTTTTCTCGGTCATTATAGCATCAACAAATCTTTGTTTCTCTGCCTGTTCATCTATTAAATCACCATGCATCACCATTGCTTTTCTTTTTATCCACGGTTCTGTGCTATCCAATCCACTCTTTACTGCACCTATAATCATATCCATTGCTATGATGAATTTAACACCAAGCTCTTCTCGTAATCTATTCCGATCTACGATAGATGCATATCTTAATCCTACCTCAGCAAACCTCAATACTTCGCCGGCATCTTTCTTTGCAAGTTCTGGTATTAATTTATCATAAACTTCTTCAGCGTTCAACCCTCTCATTTTCGCCAAGGAAGAAATTGGCCTTGAAAGAATTGCTTTATTTTGCTCGTATTGATTTGCTAAACTTAATGCCAATTCCATAATCACCTTAACGCTCGTACAACAACGTAGTAACTCGCCGCGTTGTATGTGAACGAAGCATTCTTACTCGTAAAGTTATACGTCGTTCCGTCCTTTTGGCTGACGATGGTCGCCCCGGAAGTCCCCGGCGCTGTTACCTGTTTCCGAGATAAATTGTCAAAGGTTCCAGTTAGGTACGCCGGGACAGCACAATACAATCCAATAGCCGCACTGGCTGCCGAGGAAAGTGTGTGATACTCTGTTTTTGTTCCAGTAGTGGTATGGGGAGTTCCATGTTCCCCATTTGCCCGATAAAGTGTCCCTACCCATGCATTTGCAATTGCATCTATGTCCAACGTAGTTTTATATAACGCCAATGCCGTTTGCACCGCTGCCCGATACAAAAAATGGCCTGTACCGCTGATCATTGTGGCTTTTCCGCCTAATATTCCCCATCCGTCCTGAATAGTCCATCCCGTAGTACTGTCAAAGCCGGGGTCGGGATTTATTTCCGTTTCGCTTAGATCCTCTCCATCCCCCTGAGCCTTGAGGATGCCCTTAATCATCTGGTTACTGGAGTCGTAGATTTCGATCAGGTGCGCCCCGTCTGCGTAGGTCGGTATAGTCGCCCCGGCATTGTCGATAAATGCCCCGCCTGATTCGGTGAGACCACCATCCACGGCTGAAATGCGAAGGCCGGAGATGGTGCCGGAATAGACAATCATTCCATCATTATTAATATTTTTAGAAAGAAATTCAGACCACGGTTCTAATGCATTTATACCATTTACATATAAATCAAGAAAATTATTTATTATAGCAGAACTGCCCATTCCTATTGTTTTTAAATGAATAAGGTAGTCATTCAGTTGACGCATATTTGTAATACCACCACCCCTATTTCTATTATAATCAACAAGTTCCTTCTCGTATGGTTCAAAAGGAGGAATCCATATTTTGTTTGTCATTTCAACTATTTTTGGTTCGATTGGTGTTTGTGGTCGTTCCGGTGGATATTCAATAAAACTTATACCAGATTTACCAAGATTTCCTTTAGTCTCTTGTTGGTCTGATGTAAATTGCTTTCTTGTTATCTGTCCTTGAAAATGTCGTTCTGCCATATTATACTGTTTCCTGTGCGGTTGCGGCCATTATGGCAGTAAGCGTTGTTTTATGATCTGCGGTAGCAGCACCATCTGTATAACCAGCCTCGTATCCAGCAATTATACATGCCGAACATTGCTGTACCACAGGAACATCTTCTCTCGATCCCAAACTTTTAAGGATAGTAAGTTTTGCTCCACATGAACACATTATTTCCATTGCCATGATCGTTCTCCTTTAAAATGGTGCTTCCGTTCCGTGATCCTTTTTGTATTGTGTTTTGTTTTTGAAATACTGAACTCGCTTTTCTGATTTACTTTTTGCGGATTTAGATGGTTTCTTTGACCCATACCACTGAAGAATCTTTGCTGGGTCTTTCATAGAAACTAACGCCCACCTTTTACCAATTTTCTTCAACATTATATGATCCTCCGTTAAAAAGGATTCTACCTTCTTTTTTATTAAAAGTCAAGAAAAAAGAATGGGGTGGGAATAAATATTTTTTAGATCGAGAAATTTAATGTGTAGAAAAAGATGGATTGAAAAGTTGGTGACATCCGAGGATATAGCTTTTCTGTTTTTCGGCGGGGTAGGGGAGCGCTTGCGCCGGGTAGGGTCGTCGTCGCACAAGTGACTGTAATTACTATTAATAATAATAATAATAGTCCTTGACAAAAACAATTAATAAATATACAATTAAGCCGCAAGATAGAAAAACACGAACCTTATTACCAAGAGAGGAGAGGAGTTATTATGAAAAGACGCAAAGGATGGCGACAAGGAAAGATCATCGGATCGTCTATCTTGTACTTCCGTTTCCAGTTCATTAAGTGGACGAAGCAGGATAGAATACCCCATAAGCACAAGAAAGGAGGGAGAAAAGGTGAAAGAGTTTGACCAAATCATTACTGGATACCTTGCGGCGATGTTCGCGATTGCGGCTGTAATCTCGTTCTTCTGAACCCAGCCTTTAAGCCTTTAAGAAAGGAGGTCGAATAGTACTATAAAAGGATTAGTAATCCGAGCGGAGATCGGGAAGAAAGTTTAATAAAAGACTTGACATTCCCAAAAAAGCGCGTATAATAGTAGTTAATCAAATAACGGTATGCCCTTTAGCTACCGGACACAAAAATCGTAGACAAGGGCAGAATAGACAAAGAAAGGTAGGTGCGTTATGGCAGGGATTATGTTTAATGGTGTGGAGATTACAGCCGAGGAACTTAATGCAAAGATGGCCGAATTGAAGGTATTGCAAGGTCTCCAGAAAGAGGCGAAGAAAGCTGGTCTCATCACGGCAAAGGCAGTGACTGAGAAGAAGGAGAGGTCCGCAAATTATAAACTGATGCTTGCGGAGTTTTCGCCGGTTTTTGAGGTGGAAGCCGCCTTGATCGCTGAATTGTTCAAGGAATTTGAGGGGCAGGATTCCATCAGCTTCGATGTCAATGACAAGTATCATGTCATCATCAGAAGCAAAGCAGTCGTCAAGGCAAAACAAGAGGCCCGCAAAAAGGAAGCGGAGAAAGACAAGAAAGAAAAACCTGCATAACCATGTGCAATAGCAGAAAAAACCGGGAAGTTTCCATAATTCCCGGTTTTTTATTATACATTCGTTTTGATGCAAACATCATTTTTTTAAAGATTTTCGGGAATACTATACTATTTTTTTAGGCTAGATTTAGCCTATTTCTTTTTACCCTAAGTTATAGTTTTTACTACTCTTTTCCTTTTTAGTGTGTGTTATACATTCTTCTATATTATTATTATATAAAAAAAAAAAAAAAAAAAAAAAAAAAAAAAAAAAAAAAAAAAATAAAAATATAAAAAAAAAAAAAAAAAAAAAAAAAAAATAAAAAAAAAAAAAAAAAAAAAAAAAAAAAAAAAGAGTAAATTAACAAGTAATAACATACAATATAAAAGTAAGTATAAATTAATTGCATCAATCCAGAAAAAGGGGTAAGTTTTTATTTTAAAAAGTAGGGAGGAGGTACTTTATAAAAAACACACACACACGGATCGGAATTATCTATTAAGATTAAGAGGTTAGCTTTTTAGATCTCAGGGTAGGGAAAAAATTCACATGGTTTTTAAAAAGGTTATATAATAAAATCAATAGGTTAGACTATTCTTTAGAACTCTCGTTCTATAAGGTAGCCTAACCTCTTAATATTATTAAGAAAGAATCTTCTTGACTTTTTTACGATAGTATAGTAGAATCCCGACGAAACTAAAAAATAGGAATTTACGGTATGGAATTAAAACACACAGTAAATATATCGAGAGAAATGAGGGATGTTCTTAATAATAATACGGTTTTTACCAAATCAGAGCTTATTATATTGTTTGGAGATAATGAGATAGTAACCTGGATGAAGCTTAACGGTTATCTATATCAATCTTCAGATTGCAGATGGAGGAAGACGGAGAAATTAAACGAGTTATTAGCGGACGGAGCGGAGACTATAAACTAAATCAACATAACTTAACGGAGGTAAAGACCTATGAAATTAAGAAATGTTTTTACAGGCGAGATCATTCCATGGCAGTGTCCTGAAACACAGCAAGATTTAGATGTTAGAATTTGGGAACAGTTTGAGGACATACAGTACACAGGTCGGCTCACCCTTCAAAGATTTGCAGATTATAGTCTTTTATTGAAGCGCGTGGAGAAACTGTTTGACAGATCGTTACCAGTAGTAATTGACGGAGGTATAGACCGATGAAATCAAAAAGACAAAAAAGAGAAGAGGCGCGTGAACGGCAAGATAAGACTCTTTGTAAATTAACGGACGAAAAGGGAAGGACTTTCAACAAGACACAATGGGGTGAAAATGTAACACATACAGCAAATGGTTTAGGGGAATTGTGTGGTATTGGCTGGATACATTTTTACGATGATCCAGTTCTTGCTGTATTGTTAAACCCTATACATGCAAATTTCAATAACCCTATATTATGGAAGATTAAAGTATATGGAGTAATAAAAGAAGATAAAGGTCTAAGGTTTGGAGCAACCAAAGTAAAAACAATAAAAAAGATTGCTTTGCCAATAATTTCAGTGGAACAAAGGGTTAGATTTGCTATATTATGTTCCATAGAAGTATATAAAGAAAAATCTTTTTTGATTTGGGCTGAAAATTGGTTATCTGGTAAGAATAGGACAGCACAAGCAGCATACTCAGCAAACGCAGCAGCAGCATACGCAGCATACGCAACAAACACAGCATACGCAGCAGCATACGCAGCATACGCAGCAGCAACATACGCAGAATACGCAGCATACACAGCAGCAACATACGCAGCAAACGCAGCATACGCAGCAGCATACGCAGCAGTAGAAGTAGCAGCATACGCAGCATACTCAGCAAACGCAGCAGCAGCAAAAAATATAAATCTATCCAATATAGCAAAGATAGCGATGGAGGTTAATCATGACTGAATCCCTCTATTTGATTGACATCTTGACTAATGAAAGGAGAAATCCATGAAGTCAAAACAACAAAAAAGAGAAGAGGCGCGTGAACGGCAAGAAAAACATGATAAACTTTCTGTTAATGAAAAGATTGATAAGGCTGTAAGTAGGCCTGGTTTTTCGTGGAGGGAATTAGATAGATTAATGGCAATCCAGGAGGCAAATCATGAATAATACTGCCACCTTATTTAAATTGCCACCAACAAAATATATTCCATTTCGTGATGTTTATCACTTGAAAGGTGAGGATAAAAAACAAGAACTTGAGAAAATGACAGAATTTGTCAATTATTATCAAGGACTTGAAAATCCCACCGATCAAGATAAACGTCATTTCCTTGATGCTTGCACCTATCTTGAAGCGGACAGCCTGAGACAGCAGAAAAGAATGTTATTGTCATCAATGATGTACAATAAAATGCGACAAGCTCTTGTTACGGCGGAGCTTGAAAAATTTAAGATAAATGTAAAATTGCGGTTTATGGAGAAGTATGATACACAGATAAAAGGAGGGACATTTACGCCTGATATGTCGAAGGAATTGGACAAGATAACAAGGATGGAGAAAGCGGCATGCTATAAAATAAATGGTATTGATATCGATATGAAAAATTGCGACACTTGCACATTTAAAGCATGCCATAAAAAACCGAAGCCAGAACTCGACGAGCCGGTGGTAGGCAGAGAAGAAGATGGACAAATACAGTAAATGGTGCTTAAAAGTAATTTTCAAATGTATGGTAATTGTATGTGGCTGTATATTTGTGTGGTTTTATTGTGGTTGCGCAAGTGTAAATCACTATCAAAAAAAGAATATTCACGCTGTTTATACGGTAACATTTCAACTACATGTAGTAGGCGAAAGAGAAATGTTTGGTGAAAATAATTTGAAAGCGTATCCGGGTTTAGGTGGATATGTGGAGACTACAAATCCACCGAAATTATGGGTTCAGGGCTATATCGACGACAAAGGGGTCCATGTTGATGATCCTGAAATTCTCGGCCATGAAGTGCTTGAAGTATTGAGCATCAATCCAATGTTTGCAGACCCGCATAATTAGGAGGTAAAATGCCATTTATATTGATGAAATTATGGGATGAAAATGACGAAAAATTCTACTTCTGGATGCCATACGGCAAAGAAACAAAAAAGAGAAAGCGTCCTTTACCTGTAAGACTTTCACTATGGGAAATATTTTGTCAAAACATAAGGAATTATTTAAATGGAAACTACAAAAATAATTGATTGTCCAAAATGTAACAACAAAATAGAGACCATTTCTTTTGGTAGTGGATGGGTAGGGCAATGTTCAGTTTGTGGATTTCTTTATAATGAAGACAAAGGAAAGGAGAAATAAAATGTCATCGAAAAAACCTATGAACAGAATGGCTGATTTGGATTCACAGATAAGAGAGATTGTTATAGAAGAAATAAAAAAATTACCAAAGGGATATATTGCTGTGGGAGCAATAAGACGTGGAGATTTTGTTGCCATCCATAAAACACCAGTAAATGATGGGAACCCATGGAGTTCCTTTGAAAATGCTCTCGTTATGGATAAATTTGATGAATTTTGCGATAAACTTGCAAGAGAATTTGGTCGAAGCAAATTGGCAATATCTTGTAAAGTAAGAAGGTTAATGCGAGATGGAGAAATTATAACTTGGTAAATACAACTTAACTTTAAATTGAAAGGAGAGGTTTATGGACGAGCATTTTGAAGAAATAGTCAAAGAAGCGATGGAGGAAATGTTGGGATTTGAAGAAGAGATATTTACAACTGAAGATTTGGAATTTATTGCTAATGAATTAAACGATGATGATTTTATTGACTGGAAAATTCTCTCGTACAGAAACACTCTTTATGCTCATTATGATACATCGGAAACAAATGGCGTAGGCGCAACGTTCTATATTTGTCCTGAGCAGAATGAAATCAGCAAAGAAGATTTCATTGACATAATGCTTAAAATCGAAAACGAGTACCAGGCAATACAGAACCAGAAAGGTTGATATGACAGAGACTCTTAATATAAATGATTTGACTAAACTGGCTGAATTGCAGAAAGAAATTTCAGCAATTCGTGAACAATTAAAACCAAAATATGAAACTATCCAGAAAAAATTACAGGCACTTGAAATTAAAGATAATATTAAGTTTTTGATGGATTTTGAGGGAAAGCCTGTGTTTAAATCAAGCGTTGAATGGGATGGTCAGCAGTATGAAGTGATTTTTAAATTGAAAAAAGTGGGATGAAATGCAAGGCCGGGAAGCTCATGGTGAGCATTCAGGCATGAAAGGAATGGTTCAATTCCATTTCTCGGCCTTGCGCAACCTTTGAAAGGTTGTCATGCGGCGTGTCAGCGTCGGGTTGAAATACATTCTGACAGGTGTATCGGTGAGTGGAGCTAATGTTGATTCTTGGTGTCTCCGCTGGCGAATAAGCCAGCGGAATCTGATCGAGCAACAAACATCAAGGATAGCCGAAAGCTCGGAGCCGGGTGGGGAATCCGGCCATGATGACCGACTTGAAATGCTGGCGTGGCGGATTAGAGCACTTTGGCTCTGGTTGCAAACGTCCAAGGTAAAAGCAGGTATCAAATCCTGCCGCCAGCACCTATTTGGAGGGAAAGATGATTCAGAGATACTATTTATATGATGACGCATCTGTTCGCATAGATGAAGATGGTGATTATGTCCTCTACGCAGACCACCTTGCCGCGCTGGAGGAGGCGTTGAGGATGGAAAAAACTCATTCCGCCACGTCTGACTTTTGTTCTAATGAGTGGAAAAATGATGCCGACGAATTAAGGGACCTTGTTAAATCGGCACTAATAATAATCTCAGAAGAATTGATGGAGCCATATTCTCGTGAGGATCAATTAAGAATCCAATCGTGGATAGCGGATGCCCAAGACGCGCTGGGGAAGGAGGCGCAGAAATGAGCGAATCACTCTCTGATTTACTTCGCAGATTGTCAACCGTTCTACATTTTTTCAGAATGTATGAAGAGAGCAAAGTATTGGGCCATTTAGCGATGTGGCTTGATAAACACGATATCCGAAGCGACGACGACATTTATGGAACGCATGAAAGGAGGTTAAAGACGTGATTCATAACGAATCCCTCCGCATCATGTCCCTTCCGAAGATGCAGGAGAAGTTTCGGGAGGAGATGGGGGAACCGATAGAGACTGATTTCTTTTGGTGTCACCGTTGTCAACAGACCGAACCGTATTCTCTCTACTCACCCCTTATCCGCCTTCCCCTCCCCGTCGACCCTATCAATCCAGAAAGAGGGCTTTGGGGGATGGTGAACAAGGACAAATATGCAATAGAATTAAATGGCTTTGGGGCTACAGTAACTCAATTCTATTCTGCTGATGGAACAACACCTTATAACATTACCACCTATAACACTCCCACCGTTGCCCTTCTCCGCGCCCTGATGCATCAATTTGGAATCGAGGTAACGAAATGACTGACTGATGATATAATTAGATTATCAATATTCTTAAACAAAAGGGGATTTGTGGTTATTCCTAAAGAACAATGGAAGGAACTTAATAAAAAATGTTAATTTTTAATTATGACGAAACTCATAAAATGATTGTATGTAAAGATTCTGATGATTCATATTATGTTCAATCAAGATTAGCAAATGGAATTTGGAAACAATCAGAACGAGCATCTTATTATCCACTTAATATGGATAACATAGAACGCTTGTTTTTGTATCATAAAAAGGATGGAAGTGGTTGGAAGTTAGCATTAACAGAAAAACTTGCAGAATATCTTAATAAAAGGAAAAAGAATATAATTGCAACACAGTTTCTAACCAAACTAACAATAGACAAAATAAGCGATTTGCCAGTTTTATATTCTTCTAAAAGTGAATTAAAGTTATTTAAAAATCAACATATTGCTCAGTATTGGGGACGTGGAACCGATAGTCATGCTATGTTGTGGGAAATGGGAACAGGTAAAACAAGATCGGCTATTGAAATATATGAAATAAAAAAGAAATTGGGACACGTAAATCATGGTATTGTTTTATGTCCATTATCTATGGTTAATAAATGGATAGATGAAATAGGAAAGTGGTCAACAGGTCTTGCTTATCCAATAAGAGGTACAAAGGAAACTAAAAATGAAACATTGAGCGAAGATTGGGAATGGCTTGTAACAACATTTGAAACATTTTCTATAATGAAAGATGATATACTTAAAATTGTAGATGATGGGTGGTTTTGTATATTAGATGAAACTACAAAAATTAAAAATCCAAGAGCAAAGAGATCAAAAGCATGCCATGAGTTAGGATTAAAAACATTGCATAAATTAATATTAACAGGAACACCAGTAACACAGCATGCGTACGATGTTTTTAGTCAATTTCTTTTCCTTGATGCAGGCGAAACTTTTGGTGTTAATTATGATGGATTTTTGGATAAATACTTTTGGCGATCTGGTTTTAAATTGATAGCAAAGAGAGGGACGCCAGAAGAAATAAGCAACAAAATGTTTGGTAAGGCAACAAGATTTCTTAAAAAAGAATGTATTGATATACCGGATAAGTTATACGATCAGCGTATTCTTGAATTGCCATTACAAAATAAATTAAGATATGATGAAATGGTTAAATGGTGCATAACGCAAATAGAAGGGAGCGACAAAGTAACTGCACCAATAATTCTTACACAGCTTTTGAGGTTGAGTCAAATAACAAGTGGTTTTGTGAAAGATGTGTCTGGTAAAGATATTCCATTTGAAAAGAATCCAAAAATAGATGCTTTGCGAGACATATTTGAATCAACAAATGGAAATAAAATGGTAGTGTGGTCAAGATTTCAGTATGACATAGAACAAATAATGCAACTATGTAGAGACATGGAAATAGGAGCCGTGAGTTTATATGGAAAAGATAACGAACAGCAAAGGTGGAATAATATCAAGAGATTTCAAACAGATTCTTCTTGCAAGGTTATTGCAGGAACTGCAGGGACAGGTGGACACGGAATTGATCTTACGTCAGCGAATACAGTCATCTATTTTTCCAATTCATATTCACTTGAACAAAGATTACAAAGTGAGGATAGAGTACACAGAGCAGGGCAAGTTAATTCCGTATTGTACATAGATTTACTTTGTAAAGACACTATTGATATAGCAATATACAAGGTACTGCGATCAAAGAAAAGTATTGCTGATATTGTAACCAAAGATAATATTAGGGGATTCCTATGAGAAAACTAAAAGCTGGAGAAAGTTTTGATATAGTTTCAAGGTTGGAAGAAATCAAGAGCATGTCTGCTAAGGAATTACTTGAGAAGTATCGCTTAGTGATATATTCGCAAGAAGATATTGACAATATAAACTATGCTCGGAGACTTATTCACAAAACATTGAAAAAAAATACTAACAAAATTAAGGAGGCACAAAATGGTTAAATTAGTACAAATTAGCGGAAATTTGTTTATGGGTGACATACAGCCAGAAAATCCAGATATAATGAAAAATCCAAGAATTGTAATCCTTGTTCCAATGGAACCTGACAAATACAATATAGTTGTTACTAAGTTAATAGGGGAACCAGATGAAATAGAAATACATAATAAATCATTTTCTTATAATGCTGATGGCAAAATTCTTGATAGATATGAAAAGTCTGTCGCAAGTCTTGTCCTTGCACATTCATCTTTAAAGGAGAAAATGAATTGAAAGTATCTCTTTTGACAGACGCTCCACATCATAACCTTGCATTGATGAAGTTGTCTGCTTGGCATAAAAAACGTGGTGATATAGTTACTATTAATGAACAAATTATGCCAGCAGACAAAACATATGCAAGCGTTCTTTTTGATTGGAACAAAACCGCTTTCCAAGCTGATGAATATGGAGGAATACAATTTCCAGAGAATATTTTGCCAAAAGAAGTAGAAATGATGAAACCAGACTATGATTTGTTTGAACTTAGATATAGTCTTGGCTACACTTTTAGACCATGTTATCGTAGGTGTGATTTTTGTTTAGTGAAAACACTTCACCATCCAGACAAAAGACACCACAGCATATGGGAATTTCATGATAAAAGATTTAAAACAATATGCATATTAAACAATAACTGGTTACTTGATCCGTTATGGAAAGAAACATTTAAAGAAATATGGGAAGAAAAACTGATTGTTAAAGAACATGGTTTCGATCTACGTTTAATGGATGAAGAAAAAGCAGAAGCAATAAAAAGTACTAAATTCGACGGTAGAATACATTTTGCTTGGGATAGGATGCGGGATGAAGAACTAATCAAGAAAGGATTGGAGTTCATAAAGCCATATAAAATTGAAGCACGCGTATATGTTCTTGCAGGATATGATACGAATTGGGAACAAGACTTATATCGTTGTCAAATACTTATCAATTACAAACAAGTTCCATATATCATGCCATTTAAAGATGTTGGATTAGTAACACAAGTTAAAAATTATATTAATTCGCTTGACTGGTGGCATTTCAAAGGTGACATTACAAAGGGATTTCTCGAATGGCAAAGAGGAATACAATCTGAAAAATCAAAAAAGGCAAAAGAAAGCAAAGAAAACTTTAATCAAAATTTAAGTCTGTTTGATTGAGGAAACAAATATGAAAAAACATATTACAATTCCGACAGTTGAAGTTACTCTACATCAGCATAATATGGATCAATTTCTTAGATGTCCATATAAATACTATATGGCAAATGTTTTAAAGTATATACCAAGAGGAATCAAAAAAGCATTAAACATAGGTGACCTGTTTGCACAATGTGTTTATTTCTTGCATCGTGGTGAAGATTTAGCTAAATGTATGTTATACGTCAATGATTTACAGAAGCCATTAATAGAAAAAGCTACAAACCAAGAGCAAATTGACGAACTTGAAACATCAGCAATTATAACTCAGTCTATGCTAATGGGTTATGAAACAAGATTCTTAAAGAAAGACAAAATAAATGTTACAAAATATAATGAACAGGGCGGTATAGATGGGTTTGATGAAATCGATATTCAACAGATAGATCCAGAATATAGGGTGGAGATACCATGGAAAATAGGCAACTATCACTTTACATATGTTAATCGTCTTGATGGAAAAGTGATAACCATTAACGAACCATGGATTTTGGAATTAAAATCAACAACTCTTATTGATGAAAATTTGTTGAAAAAACTTAACACCAATTTTCAAATAAATTCGTATTGGTTTTCGATGTTCTTCAAGGAGCAAGAAGAAATTGCCGGCGTTTTGTATAGATACATTAGAAAGCCATCCATCAAACAAAAGAAAGATGAAACTCTTGAGAAATTTAGAATAAGATTGTCAAAAGATTATGAGCAAAGACCGGAGTTTTATTTCTATGAGGAGTCTTTGTATTTTAATCAAGTGTTAATAAAGACTTTCATTAAAGATTTAAATCGTTACTTTGAGGACTTGACAAGATGCTACGTTACACAACAATGGCCCAAAAGAGGAACGTCTTGTGATGCTAACTTCGGACTTTGCGAGTACCTTAAATATTGTTCCCAACCAACGGAAGAAACATTAAGGACATATTATGAGCAAAATATTGCTTAATTTGGACGGATGGGAAAAGTTTGTAGAAGTATCTGATGATGCTATTATGTCAGGTTTTGTGAAGATAGCCATATTCCCACCTTTAAGTATAGATTATAAAAAACACTCAATAGAAACAGTAACATTTGCATATACTGGCCGAGTAACTAATTGTGGAAATAGAATATTTAAGAGGGTGGAATGAAACCACTTCCTCATGAAATTGAATTACAAAAAGTTTTAGATGCTATAAAAGAAGTAGCACCACACTTTAAAGTTCCACCTATTTATATGTTTCAGTTCATTGAAAAGACTGATAGGCATGGCGATGCTTGGCAAACAGATGAAATAAGATTAAGTCTTCAAACAATAGGTGAGTTTAATTGTGAAAATGAACAGTTCGTAAAAACCACAGTTCATGAAGTTGTGCATCTTAATTTTTGGGAAGATGGTCATAATGATAATTTTCAAACTATGAACAATTTAATGTTTAGAAAGGTATGGTGCAAACTGCATGATACGAAGCCATCAGTCCAAAAGACAGATTGAAAGAAACGAAGCGGCGTTAAGACAAATGTTTTCTGTTGTTCTTTTTAAGTATCATGGTGGAAATTTAATTATTAATATGAATGAAGCGGCACAGATTATTTCAAAAATAAAATCGTTTGATATGACAACGGAGGGAAAACAAATAAAAATAACAATAACTGCAAAGGAGGCATAAAATGACGTTACCTGTGGAAAAGAAGAAGCCAAGTTTGAATCTATGGGATTACACTATACTTTTGTATGGTGAGTCCAAGGTTGGGAAAAGTACACTAATATCACAAATTCCAGATGTGTTGTTTTTGAATACGGGTGGAGGGCTTGAAGCTATCGAATGTTTTGAGCAACCAATAACAACATGGGAGGAATTTCTTGAAGCGGGGAGAGAAATAACCGAAGGAAAACATAAGTTTAAAGTAGTTGCGGTCGATACAGCGGATAGATTGGCAAAGTATTGTGTTAATTATATGATGAAAAAGCTGGACATTGTTCATCCCCAAGATTTGGGATATGGAAAAGGATATGATCTTGTAAAAGATGAATTTATGCGCCCGTTCATGAAGTTGGCATTCTCTCCATATGGTCTGATAATTGTATCGCATGCAGTAGCGGTAGAAATACAAACAAGAACAGCCAAGATCACAAAGTTCATTCCTTCAATGCAGGCATTTATGTATAACATAATTGCTCCTGCTTGTGGAATAACTTTGTATTATGACACACAAGAAACAGAAAAAGGTGAAAAGCGTATTTTACATACAAGAATATCTGAAAAGTGGATTGCTGGAGATAGAACAGGAAGATTGGAAAAATTTGGTGACATTGAGATTATGCCACTTCCTGTAAATAATTGGGATAGGATTCAAAAAATATTTGACGGAACCTTAACAAAGGAGAAATAAAATGAGTAACGACACAAAAGCATATTTGGAATCATTGGACGAAACTCATAACCCGGCAAGCGTAGAGGATGGTGGATTTGCAAATCTTCCAGATGGAGAATATCAAGTGAGGCTTGATAAGATCTACATTTCCAGAGCAAAGAAAGGAGAGGGTAGGGTTCAGACTGTATGGGAGTTTGAGGTTATATCTGGTACGCATGCTTTCAGAAAGATAATGAAATTTTCTGGAATGGATAATGCCGCAGGGCTTGATTTTCTTACAAGGGATTTGCGTAAAGTTGGTATTGATAATTTCAAATGGTCAAATGTTCAAACGCAATTTAGCAAACCCCTTGACAAGTTATTTCTTGTTTCTTTGGTGACAAAGAAAAAGAAAGATACAGAATATCAGTCAATGTATATCTTAAAGGCTCTTGACCAAAATGAGGTAATGAAAAGTAAAGCTGTTGATGATGTTCCGTTTTAATTAAATCTCTGTGGCGGTTATGTTGAGAGGTTGCGCAGGTTTATGTGAATCCTGCAAAACAAACCAACCGCTGACCGCCACTTTTCACGCTGAATAATGGAGACATCTGATGCAGTGGTTTAATTTTTATAGCAAATACTTTAATAATTTAAACGGATCAATAAGAAAACAAAATGTAATATGTCCATTCCACGCTGATACGAGTCCAAGTTGTAGTTTAGATTTGGAAACTGGATTGTACTACTGTCATTCATGTCAGAAGGGTGGGGATGTATTCAAATTTTATATGGAGCAACATAATTGCTCTTTTACGGTAGCTAAAAATGCTATATGCGGAAATGACAAATCTCCAGTTTTAACAGAAACAGAAGTTGATATTGCTCATTCCAACTTATTAAATTCTGACACCCTTCAAAAAATGTTATTTATTAAAAGAGGGTGGACTATTGAAACAATAAAAGAAAGAAAGATTGGGTGGTATGATGAAAGGGTTTATATTCCAATTTATGACTCTGATGGTATTCTTGTTAACATTCGCAAGTATGATATTTTACATAAATCCAAAGATAAATTCAGAGGGATACAAGGATATAATCAAATCAGATTATATCCAGTAGATTCGCTCAAACATGATAAAGTAGTTATCTTTGCCGGAGAACCCGATACTTTGTTAGCTTTACAATTAAACTTCCCTGCTATAACATTTACTGGTGGAGAAGGGTCTTTCACGGAAGGGTTGCTAACCCACTTCAAGGATAAAACAGTTTATATATGTTATGATGTAGATCAAAAGGGTAAGATGGCGGCACGTTTATTGTCTGAAAAGATGATGAATTATGCAAAAGAAACATATGTTATAAATTTACCAGAAAGTGTATTACCACCAAAGGGAGATTTCACTGATTTATTCTTTTATTCGGTTGACCAAAAGAAGCCATTTATAGAAATATGGAATCCTCTCGTAGAACAAGCAATTCTTGTAGATAAAATAATTGAAACAGAAATAGAATATCAACCTGTTGATTTCTTTGAAAGTGTAAAGGAAGAATACTATGACAAAAATGTTACATATCAAGCTATTGCAGTCGGTAAAAATTTCTCTCCTTATCTTGCTCCTAAAACTATCAGAATATCTTGCAGTTTTACTCGTGGAGATAGTTGTAAAAGTTGCAAGTTGTTCTTTACAGGCGGTGGTTCTACAATCGAAATATCAGACAAAGATATGCTTGATCTTATTAAATGTTCGCAAGGCGAGCAGAGAAGTAAGATTAAATCACTTGCCGGAATAACTGGATGCGGTCAATTTAAAGCCGAGTTTGATATGCAAGCAATAGAAGAAATTTTTGTTTCTCCAACAATAAACTCAGAAAGAATAGACAGACAGTTCTTGATACGAAAAGCATTTGTTCAAAGTTATAATCTCCAATTAAACAAAACATATAGTTTTTTCGGAAAGACAGTAACAGATACTAAAACCCAAGAAGCAACACATTACTTCAAGAAACATATTCCAGAGTTAACTGATCTTGATAAGTTTGAATTAACAGAAGAAGATAAAAAAGCATTAAAAGTTTTTCAGCCATTAGTTCCGGGCTATCAAGGTGTATTGTTTAAAATATATGAGATAGCAAGAGACTTAACATATAATGTTCCTGAGATAATAATAAATAGAGACAATTTAATTATAGCTTGCGATCTTGTTTTTCATAGCGTACTGAAATTTAAATTCCTTGACTCAATGGTAGAAAAAGGATGGACAGAACTTTTAGTTTTGGGAGATACAAGAACAGGCAAAACAAAAACGGCCACAAAATTATGCAGACATTACAGGGTGGGTGAATATATCACTCTTGAATCAGCCACCTTGCCGGGGTTGGTAGGTGGAATGTCACAATTTGGTCGTGATGTTATGTTTTCTTGGGGAGTTTTACCAATAAATGATGGAAGGTTGGTGATATTAGATGAAGTCAATGGACTCGAAGTCAACGACATTTCTAACTTATCGTCAATTAGAGACTCTGGTATTGCTGAGAGGACTGTTGTTGGTAGCACAAGGAAAACTTCAAGCCGTGTCAGACTTATATGGATTTCAAATCCACGATCAAGTAGTGCAAGAATCTCTCACTATTCTTCAGGAATTGAAGCAATTAAAGAACTTATGGGTAGAGCAGAGGACATCTCTCGACTTGACTTTGCAATCATCGTTGCAAAAGAAGATGTTGATGTATTAAAAATAAACCAATTAACACATCAACGTTGTGACCATATTTATACATCTGATCTTTGTAATAAATGTGTAATGTGGGCATGGAGTAGAAAAGAAAAGCAAGTTAAGTTCACAGAAAAAGCAGAAAAAGCCATTCTTAAATTTGCAATAGATATGTCATCAAGATATTCAGATGTCATTCCTTTGGTGCAAGGAAGTGTCCAAAGAATCAAGATTGCTAAATTAGCCGTAGCTGTAGCATGTAGATTATTTTCAACAGAAGATGGCATAACTGTCATTGTCCGCGAAGAACATGTTGAGTTTGTTGTATATTTCATGCAGGAACTTTATGATTCGGCATACTTCGGATATAAAGATTATAGTAAAAGCAAACAAGAAGAACAACAAATAACAGGATCAGAAAAAATCAATAGAGAAATAGATAACTTGGTTGATCCATATAAATTTATAACAAAAATGTTAAATACAAATATGATGCTTTTTGATGATCTTACAGATTTCTCTGGATTAACAACAGAAAAAACTAAGCAATTAAAACAGCTTTTAGTATCGAATAATTGTTTAAAAAGAAGAAAGAACTTCTTTGTTAAAACACCGGAATTTATTAAGTTGCTCAAAGAAATGAATAAGAGGGAGGAAAAGAAATGATGAATATTGTAACTTCAGAAGAAGTTCATAACTATGCTTTAGAAAAAGGATGGTGGGACAAAGATAGGCCAATTCCAGAACTTTTGTGTTTGCTTCATTCAGAAGCAAGTGAAGGATTGGAAGCATACAGAAATGACATCAAGGAAGGAGAAAAACATTGTTTATCAGAAGAACTTGCTGATCTTGTCATTCGTATTTGGGATATGTCAAAAGCATTGAATATAGACATAGCCAAAGCTCTCAATGAGAAACATTCATTTAACCTTTTAAGAGGATACAGACACGGAGGAAAAATATGTTAGTACAAATTTTTGTAGCGTTGGGAAAACACAATGATGAAGTTATTGTGTTGGGTGTGGGATCAAATTCAAGATTGGTTGAAATTCAAAAAGAAAGTTTTATGGCAAAAGAAGATCATGTTGATTGGGAATCACAGACACAAACTCACCAATTAGAAATTGCGTGGAAAGAAAATAAGGAGGCACAAAATGCCATATCAGAAGAAAAGACAATTCCCGATGAACGAAAAGACATTCATGCTGAAATTTCTGGAAAGGATGAAGTTAAAATCACAAAGGACGATATGGTATTTTAAAAGCCATGGCGAACCAATGCAGGTTCGTGGTATTCCAGATGTGATAATGTGTTTCTATGGTCTGTTTGTCTCCATGGAATTTAAAATAAGGAGACATGGGAAAATATCTGTTACACCATATCAAGACTATTCTATTGAATGCATAGCACAAGCAAATGGTATAGCTCTGGTCATCTGGCATGATGAAGATACTGCGGAAGTTGGGATAGGAATGAGAAAATTTCCAAAATTAGATGATGCTATAACATGGTTAATAGAAGTTTTGGAAAGTGCATTAAATATACCATGTAGTAGTCGAAAAGTTGAGAGTTCGGTTAAATGCACAGGTTGAGCGAAAAAACGATAGGGCTGGCTTCGCCCAGGTTAGGAGATCGGAGAGGGGTCTTTATCTTCCTCCGTCCTTTTTTAAGTCTCGTCCTGACGCGATTTAGAGGGCTTAAACGGGGGAAAAAAGTCTAAGGATTTCGGGTACTTAGGAGTTATTGCATATAAAATTAGTCAGATTTTAATGAAATTATTTTCATTATTCTTCTGCTATCTTGAAACCCATGAACCGTTTAAATTTATCTTCATCACGAGTTTCTTCCATGCCGTCAACTATGCTTAAAAAAGACATATATCCAGGGATATGCATATTCACAGCACTTAACAAATCTTTCTTAGCGATTTCTTTTTCATAATCAGAATGGGCAAGAAATGCTTTCCTTGCTGCATCAAGGGCGTTTAAAGTGGAAGAAGTCCACATAACTGGATGGGTAAGCATCCAATTAGAAATATCAACACCAAATAATTCTTTTCCAGTTTCATAGGACATTAAATTTATAGTCGCTAAACCTGCAAGTCTTTTAGACCTATTCAATATCGATCCTCTGGAAGAAAGATTGCGAATATATTTAATATACCATGAAGGCCAAACACCAAACTGTCCTAATACTCTGCCGGCTGTACTTCTTGCCCAATAAGGTGCTTGTCCTTTTTCGTACATCCATTGTGTTTCAGCAACAGTATGTAATGCCATTCTTTCGGATAAAGAAGTAGGATCTTTTGCTTTCAACAAAGGGATTATTTCATTTCTTAATAGAACCGGATGAAAAAAATCAGCACCAGAATCAGCTATAAATTTATCTATCGCTTTTTGTTCTGACATTCCACCTTTAATATCTTCCAAAAATTTCTTTCCATAGTTTCCAAAATTATCTTTTGCGGCATGATAAGCAATAGACCTGCCTATATTATGTCCTGATCTTGTATCCCACGTTGCCGCTTGAGTAACAGAATCAATAGCAGTATATCCTCTTGACAATTCACCTGCCGCTATTGGAGAATCAGCAAATAATGCTGTTGCGGCTTTTGCTTCTGCCCATCCGCTTGGAGATAAACCTTTCTTTATCCCCTTGACGAAGGATGCTGGCCCAACAATAGGCATAGATAATGTGGACTGCCACATTGCTCTTGCCCATACCATAGGTCGCCAACCTATACCGCCAGCATAAGTTAATTTTAAGTGTATTGCAGCAAGATCGCTATATGCTTTATGTACATCAAAAAATCCTGGTTCTTCTCCGGTTTTTACAAACCTTGGAATTTTTTCTGTTACTGGTTCGCCTGTCTCTGGATCAATACCTTTTCTTTCAACATCTATTTTTTTATAAAATTCATTTTTATATCTTTGCGCACCTTTACCAAAAACTTTATTAATGGCCTTATTTAATACTCTTGCAGCATTTTCTACTGATGTTCCCAAAGTTTCATCGAGACCACTTTGCCAATTTCTCATAGTGGCAATGTACTTATTTATTTGATCTATATCTGCTTTAGATTCAAGTTTAGTCTCATTTACTTTTTTTGTTAATTCTTCAAGATAATTACCAACATATTTCTTTGTAAATCCACGTCTGACATATGACTCCATTAATTTATAAATATTTTCTTCTTGTGGATGTAAATATCCTGTACGTTCTTCTAATGCTGCCCATTTGTATTCTTCTGGCAAAGACCATTTTTGAATTGCCTCTGTCCATCCAGAAACGCCTTCCCTTACCATACGTGGGGCATAATCCAAAATCATTTTATCAATAGGAATACCAGTATCAGAAGCTGCATCATTAAGTATTTTTCTACTTTTAATAGCAGATTCATATTCAGCTTTTGTCATATTTCCAAATAAATCTTTTAAATATTGTTCTTTATTAATATTACGTTTGAATGTATTAAAATCATTATTTGATTCACGAAAAACCGGATTAGACAATGCATTCTTAACTCTTAAAGCACTTTCTGCACTCATTATTTTTGCATCACGAATCCTTCTGAGATATGGAATTTCTGCTGAATTGACCTGTCTCATTCCATCACGAATTCTAGATTCAAACTGCTGCATTGGAAATCCGGTTCGTTGTTCAATATCTTGAGCCACAAATCTGAATGGTTCAGTCCATTGTAAAACTCCCGGTTTCTTTCCATTACCTTGTGAATCCAACAACTCAATTTCAGGCATAGACTTTTTAGAAATTGGTGTCAATTTATCATCAATCTCTGCCTTTGTTGGTTCATCAATTCGCTTCTTCATATAATATTCTTTTTTGCTACTCGTCCAAGGCAAACCTCTTGAGGCATATTCTTCTTTAAGATCAGCAACGGTTTGATATTCTATTGTCTCTCCAGTTGCTTTTATTACATGTTTCTTTTTTGGCCCCACTGGTTTTATCAATTCCGGTGCTTTATCAATAACTTCTGCTTTTACCTCATATTGTTTTTTCATATTATCAGCAAAGTTATTTGTCCAACCTTCAACATAATCATGAACATTTTGCAAAGTAATACCGTTTTTCGTCAAGTGGAAATCAACTTTGTTTCCAAGTTTATCTGTAACCGAAACAATCATATCTCCATTAACGCCAATATTAGCATTAACATTCATTTCTTTGTCTTTACCAATCTTATTAATATCTCCCAAGGTAACAGGTTTGGCATTACCTTCTGGTTCTTTGTATAATGTTTCTTGAACAGTTTTTTGGGTATCAACAGTTAATGGATCAGGCGTATCTTCATAATGGGATAAATCTTCAATCTCTTTCAAACGTGCTGCTCTTGCTGCTTCTGCACGTTCTTTAATTAACTTCATACGCCCAGATTTGTCACCTTCCTTGACAGAAGTTGATACAATTTCTTGTCTTGCAGCAGCGATAGTTTTTTGTTGCTCTTTAATGTTGTTTGTAGCGGTGAATTGAGCATCTATAACATTAGGATCAGGTAATTTTAATGGTTCTTTTGCCGTTGAACCTTTTGCCCATACCGTAAGACCTAAATTTTTTCCATTAAATATGGTTTGTTTTACAAGAGCAATTCCTTCTGGTAAATCAGTTAGTGTATTTGGTTTATCTGCTTCAAAAAATGGGTGGTTTGAATCAACTTTTTTTACATTTCCACTTCTTAAATCATAAAAATAATATGTATCTTTTGATCCTTCTATCCAATAACTATCCAATATTGTTGGAATTTCAAATCCTTGTCTAAATTTTCTACCTTTATATCCAACAGCACGAGCAATATCTTTCATTAATGGAGTAGGTTTATCTATTTTTTCTGGTGATCTATGTTCATCTTTAAGTCTTTGTCCACCCTTCTCGGAACTTATCTCCGAACCTTTCTCCGCTTTTAAATCAATTGTTTTTCCTTCCGGTATCTCTCCTGCATTAACAATACCTAAAGATTGGTGAGTCTGTTTCAAATCTTGTAACTCTTGTGTTTGTTTCTGAATCTCCTGCATTTTAACGGCTGGGTCAATAGGTTGTTGTCCTTCAACCGGAGGTTCTTCTTGTCCTAATTTTTCAACTGCTTTAATTCTATCATGTATATTTTGAAGTATTGCTGCTTTAGTATCCAACATCACTTGTTTAGGATTGTCGGGAACTTCGTCAACTGGTAATTTACCAGTGGGCATTTCACCGGAAGTTTTACCTTTCAATCCTTCAATTGCTTTACCACCCAATACCCATGGTAAGACTTGAAGTGTGGCATAAGTAGTGGCTCCAGCAACCTCACTACCAGTTAAATCAGTTACAATTTCTCCACCCTTTGTAGCAAACTTCTCCAAAGGATTGAATAAATTGGTAACTATTTGTTCTGCACCTTTTTGATCACCAATTGGGACAAGACTTCTTACTTTATTATATGCTCCTACTGATGCAGTTTGCATATATTCATGTGCTTTTCTTGCATTTTCAAAACTGAATTTACCTTTCAATAATGCATCATAAGCATCATAAGTAGCACCACCCAAAAATGCACCTATGCCAAGAGGAAAGTCTATGACCATTTGTTTTGCTACTTGTAAAACAGCTTCTGGAACATCAGATATAGATGTTGCGTTTGCTTCTTTGAGTAATGGTTGATCGAGTTTGGTACGTTCATGCACAACAGGAACTAATTGTGTAGTAGTCTCTTTTTTTACTTGAGTTTCGGTAGGAGTAATTGATGCCTCAACAGGAACCAATCTTATTTTCTTAGGACTAATTTCATTATTTGATTCGTTTGGTTCGTTAATAGGTACAAGTCTTGGCATGTTAATCTTCCTCTACATTGTAATTCTTTCCATTAATAGTAACTATACCGTCTGGATTTCGAGGAATTGTTCTTCCGTTGTCAAGAATAACAGATGTTTTAGTAGCACCTTTAATATTCATTGCACCTTCAACAGTAGTAGAATTTTGTGGAATTTCTGGAGCTACCGGAATAAATACATCTTTGTTTTTACCGATCCAATGCGAAGCAGTAGATTTTTGATATTTAATTCCAGCCTTATCCATAGATGCAAGAAAGTCTGTTTCTTCTTGACTTCCGGGATCGTACTCATGAGGAGTTATTTTTCCGCCCTTTCCTTTATCATAAAATTTTGCAGCATTATCTTTCATGAACTGGTTATGAGTTTTTAACGAATTAATGAAATCCTTATTTTCGGCATTTACCTTTTGAAGTTGGCCACGAATTGTAGTATTGTATAGACCCATATCTCTGTAATATTGAGAATGAGCATTATACATTTCTATTTCAGCGGCTTCTTTTGGTGTGGGTGTAGTTTGAATTGTTCTTTTATATTGTTCTAATTGTTTTTCAATGTTAAGTTTTGTATTTGCAAGATCTTTTTCATTAGTTAATGTATCTAAAGCTATTTGTCTATGTTCGGGAATGGTTATTTTTTCAGACTTTTTCTTCTCTTGTTCAAATAGTAAATCTAATTTCTGTTGTTCTTCTTCTCTCTTAAGAGGTAATAATCTTCTCCCTCTTGAAACTTCTGCACTAGTAAGGATTGGTTCTGCTTCTGCTGTCGCTTCTGCTTCTGCTTTTGCCTTAGGTTTTATCATTCCAAGTTCTCGCTCTGTTCTACTTGGAAAATACTTTTCTGTGATAGGAATTGCACTTTCATCTGTATCTGTTGGTGAAAAAACGCCCCTTGTTTTCATAACAGAATTTAATATAGATGGATTCATTCCAAGATTTTTTGATATAGTTTCTATTGCACCGGGATCAGGAGTTCCGCCCAATTCCATCAATGTTTGTAATTGGACTTGCCCTTCTTTCATTTTTCTTGCTTTTATTTGTTCAAGCATCTGGGCAAGCTGCATTAAACTTGTATCTGGTGCTTGATTAGGTACATTCATTACTGCCATAATAATTCTCCTTTTAACCAAAGATCGAACTAATTATTCCTGCAATTCCTGCGGCTTGACCACTCTTGGTATCAGCACCTTGAGTAAGTGTTGTTTGATCGTAATTAGGATATAATCCAAGTATTGCTTGCAATAATGCATCATACGGTTGTGCGCCGGGAACATTTCTTTGCGCCCATTGGTTATAATTTGCAGTATCGGTAGCTTGCCGCGTAGCCTGTTCAGTAGTCCCCATACTCATTAAGAGATTAGACAAACCTCCTTGAGTTTGCAAAAAGTTTGAAAAGTCACTAACACCTTGCTGTTGATTAGCTAATCCAGCAGAATATATTGAACTTTCAAGACTTGATCTTCCTTTTGAAAGAGAATCCATTAATGTTTGTGCTTCGTCTTTTACTGCCTTTTCTCTACCAGAACCATAAAAATTGCCACTTTTCGCATAGGCAGAAGAAAGTTCTGGTACAGTATTTTCTTTGAATGTTTTCACAAGAGGTTTTTCAACATTTTCAGCAAAATCTTTACGCATATATTCTGGATTGAAATTCTCTCCAGAAACCATCTTCATTATTTGAGATAACACTTGTGAATTAGAACTACCACCACCAGAATCCATTAACTTTGCAATATTTTGTATGGCCGATGTTTGAGTAGGATTTATTTGTGCTGTAAGTTCTCCCATATAGTTTGGGATAGAAGAGGGATTACTGATAAATGGACTTAAATAACCTAATAGCTGTTGTAATACTAATTGCTGTTCAGCAGTATATTTTGATGCACCCGGCAAATTAAGATATTGGGCAGAAGGAGATTTGAATAAGTTGAATGGATCAAGTATGTCTCCAAAACCCTTACCGATTCCACCACCAATATCTTCATATGTATTTGAGCCGCCAAAACTTCCACTCGTTGCCATATCAAACCTCCTTTGTAACCAAATGTTCCTTTACTTCAAATCCTTTGTCTTTCCATTTTTTAGGAAAGAGTGTGATAGTTTTTATATCGTTTATTCCAATTTCTTTAGACCATTTTTCAACAGTTGTCAATAAATCTTTTTCTATTTCTTCGGTATCTCCAAAAAGTTGGACAATAAAAACATGTTCCGAACTTAGAGTTTGTTGAGTTGTAACTATAATATAACCCAATATTTTTATATTATCTGGTTCTGTATCATCCATGCATATCCAAACACCAGTAGTAGGAATGGTTATTGAAAACCTTAACCATTTTAAAAAAGATCGTTTGTCGTATTCTTTAATTTCTTCCTTTGTAAGATATTCCTGAATTTTCTCATTAAGAAATTTAATTGAATTTGGATCTTTAGTTTTTACGATCTTCATGTTTCATTGATTCCTTTCTTTAATTGATTAATCTCCTTTTTTAAAGTTTCGTTTTCGGCTGTAAGTCTTTGCAATTCTTCGCCCATTTGAAGATTTGCCATATACAATCCACCGATCTTCTCTTGAACCCATTGAATTGAAAGTTGTTGCTGTTGAGGCATATTTACTCTCCTTAACTTGCTTTTACAAATCCGTTAGCATCCACCGACAAAAGTTTCCCAGCGCCTTCAATGTAGATATAGGCGTGAGCGAAGTCCGCGCCGATTAACAAAGTGGTTCCGATCGCAGACAGCGCGTTTTTGCTATTCATGTATAAGGGTTTCAGGTCGCCTAATTTTATATTTCCATCCCAATCCAAACTTGTTCCATCACTTTTCAATCTTCCAACAGTACCACCAGATGAGTACCATGCTATTTCTTGATTTTCGCCCAAATTAATAGCTTCTTTGTGTCCCGATATTGTAGAAATAGAATCAACGCCAAAAACTATACCTTTCTTATATTTTCCAGTTATATCTACGCCGCCATCACTACCTGCTAAAAAAACAATTCCAGCAGATACATCTCTTGGGCCAGGTGAAGCACCGCTTCCACCGGGCCACATCCAAATACCAGTAATAAGCGATCCTGCTCCAACGCCACCAATGGCATTTGGATTTGGATTCGTACAATCAGCACCAGATAAATTTACGGGGTCAAGTTCCATTGTTGTAGTAAATTGAGCATTTTTTGCAGACGCTTCTCCGTAAATAGCATAAGCGCAAACACCAGTAGAGGCTCCACTGTAATCATTCTCTACTACAAAAGCACCACCAACAGTGTACATTGAGTTATTTGCAACAGAGCCAAGATTTGCAAGTTTTGAAGTAAATGAATATCCGCAAACCGCCTGTTGTCCCCATTCGTTTGAGCAATAAAGAGTAGGGTTCCAGCTCGGGGTAAAAGATGTGGGTGTAAACCAAGCACCAAGCATTAAAACTTGAGTCGGTTCATAGAATCTACTCGTTGCGCCAAGTTCAATAAAACCTTTTGTTGAATGCACCGTTGAACCCAAAATCAAATTTCCACCACTTGCTGCACCACCATAAACGATGGGTACTGACAAAGCATTAGTAGCCTTATCAAATGTAAAATCAGCATCACCGGAAATAACAACTCCATCATTATAAAGAACTTGTTTATCTGTACCGTGTGATTGCCATTCTGGTAGAGAGGCATCGGCCTTCATTCCAAGAATCTGGTTTGCAGTACCCTTTGCAAGTTTAGTCCATGCAGGAGTAGCATTAGTATAAATCAAATCCCCTGCTACACCAGTAAGTGCTTTAAGAACATTCGCTGAATCAGCTACGAACATTGAAGCCGCCGCTATTGTTGTTGGCATTGTAAGCGTTGTCCAAGCGGGAACAAAAGGGGTTGCTCCAACCCTAAGTAATTGTCCTTCTGCTCCAATAGCAGTTACTCCTATTGCGTTTGCAGCATTTCCATATAAAACACCATTAAGAGCAAATGTTGTCTTGCCCGTTCCACCATGCCCAACAACAAGTGGATCATTAAGAGAAGTATCCCATGCCGCACCTGTTGATTTCACAATACCAATTCCCGGATATGACGTAGTTCCGGTTAATATTTGAAAAGATTGAGATATGTCACTAATACATTTCTGTAATTGTACCATTGATCTCTGAACATCATCAAATTTAGAAAAAACACTTGGGATGGCAGGAATTAGAAAGTTTTTTCTATTTGCACAATATTGATTCAATATCAAACCTCTTCTGTTTTTTCAATATAAAAATGTCTAAATCCAGTAAATTTAAACCATCCATCTATTTCATTATTTCTAAATCTATACATAATTTTTTCATTTGTAACATCAAAAGGATCAGTCAGTTTTGGCATTATTCTGTTTGTGTATAATGAAGAAATATTTTTAGAGACAAAATTAACCCCATCATCAACACTAACAAGTGTTTCAATTTGTGTTCCTATGGCATATAATTCTTGTCTTACAAACCTACAATACTTTCCAACATTTGGCATATAACTTTTAGTATCAAAATAAGAATCTATTATAACTCCATTGTCGTTCATTGCTGTTTCTGTTAAAGTATATGTATATCCATCTTCATCGCCAAGCAAATCATATGGTGTTATATTTTGTAATACGTTTGAACCGATTTTAAAATTCATTTCACCTATTGTCATTGTTAGTCCACCAATAGTTATTCCGCTTGATGAACGATAAAATCCTTCCGATGTAATATTTGTAGAAAATTTCCATGTACCAAGAAATCTATTTTTGATATAATCATAAATCAATACGCTATCTGGAACCTCTGAACTGACAGAAGGATAAAACAATAAATACAAATTATATTTTTTAATTAAATGAGAAAATATTGTATCAATACAATTTGGACTTATATTATCAAAAAATGATATAGAAATAGCATCACCTATTGGTGGGCATGCATATCCATCAAATTGATAAAAGTTTTCATTTCCTAAAAATATTATTGTTTCACCAAGCGATTTTATACTTCCTGATGCTTTACATCCTACCGACAAGATTTTACTTTCATCAAAGGTGAAAGGTGGCGTCGTTCCGGTAGCATACATCATCGCTATTGAGTTTTCAAGTAATATTGCAAGTTGTCCTCTTATTATTTCACAACCTATTATTTCTCCAGTTGATTTTGATAATGTAGTTGTACCCCAACCAGAACTCGACCAATCTTTTGGATTACCGGGAACGCACCATTCTATACGTTGGGGAATGTGATCACCAGAAACAGTACAATTTAATAACAATAACCAAGTATAAAATACTTTTAAGAATTTACACTTAGGAGGAGTACCAGCTAAATCTGCCCAATTACCAGTGCCATTCCAAAACTTTATATTATCAACTCCGTTTGTAACAAGAAATTTCACTTCTCCAGAGTCATTGTCATACATTGTTTCACAACTAAATCTATTTGATTTTGATCCAGAAAAACAACCAACAGCACGAATATCATCTAACCATATATTGCATGCTCCTTTATTATTAACAACTCTTAAACCAACAGAGACAATGGCCGTGTCAGATGATGGGTTCGCCAAAGGAATTTCTATTTCAAGAGGTACATCTGCTGTCAATGCAGGAATATTCAAAGCCTCAAGAGGACTTACACATGCTGATGTATCATCTAATAATAATTGTAAATCTCCAGCAGGAATATCAAGACTTGATTTAATATAAAAATGAATATGCGTATATGTGCTTAGATTTTTAGAAGAAATATTATGATAAGCAACAACTCCTGTATCAAAACCAGAACCCATTGCTCCTATTGGCAATAACTGTAAATTTTGTATATCTTCTGCAGATAGTGCAGCTTTATCCAAGCCTGATGTTGCTATTGGAATTTCTAATGTAGCAAAATCATTGTCTGTCGAAAATATAGTGAGTGGAGGAATGTTTAAATTATCAAGCAATGCAACATCTGGCAAAATATCAAGTTCTCGTAAATCTCCAGCTACAATAGTTGAAGCATCAAAACAACCTTTTGCGAATAAATATTCTAAATCACAAGAAATATCTTGAGTCAACGGAGGAGCATTAAGAGAATCAAGTATTGCAACATCAGGAAGTATGTTTAATTCCCTTAAATCTCCAGCAGAAATTGATGCTATTCCATGTCCATCAATAGCAAAATTACATTCTAAATCAAATTCCGCAACATCTGTGCTTAATGGAGGAACGTTAAAAGCATCAAGGGATACAGAACTTGCTATCTTTGCAGAATATAATCCATATCTATTCCAAGAACTATCAGAAATTGTTTTTGCATTTTTTGTTGGTGTCCAAACAGTTTCACAATCATCTAACAATAAATTTTCAGTTATTAAATCCCAATAATGAGTAGAAACATTATAAACATAAGCATCTTTTGTTGTAAATGCAACAAGATATTCAGTACCATCATATTTATAAAATTGTTCTACTTGCAATATTGGATTTGGTAATGGCAATCCATTTGCAAAAATTGCAAGTCCGGGCCTTTTTGTCCACATATCCTCTTTTATGAAAACATTTCTTGCATCAAACAAAGCTGAATCGCTCAGTTTTATAGGTGGACTTGCTTTAAAAATCCCCTCAAAGGAAAACTTGGGAGATTTCATTAAATATTCTTTATCTCTTTCGACTCGTTTTTGTCTAAATCTTTGCAACATAATTACACTTTAATAATATACATCACATTTGTATTATATGGACGAGTTTCGTTTCCGCCAGTTGCCCCAGTATTTTTTGAAGCATCTGTCAAATTATTTGGATCAGAACCACCAAGAGCACCACCTGTTACTGATTTTCCTGTATATGTATGAAGATGTGTTTTAAGTTCATCTGTTTGGTATGTTCCAACATGGTCACCAGCTGTACCATCACCTCTAGCTAATCTTGTAGCCGCGTCCGGATCAAGTGCTCTTGCATGATCCCATCCTCTAAGAAACATGCCTCTTAAATCTGGAATATAAAAATGTGTTGAATCTGCATATCCGTAAGTTTCGCCAAGTACAGCAAATAATTCTGGATAGTCGGCTCTTACTAAAGATGCACCATTGCATTCCAAATATCCAAGAGGCAAAGATTCCATCAACCAACCCTTAATACTTCCAACAGCTTCACCGGGATTGTTTAATAATTGAAAATATGATCCATCAAATACAACAGTAATCATTTGCCCAGTATGAATGTCTCCGGTAGCTGGATCAACAACCGTACCCTTCTGGGCAAGTTTCACAATAGCAGTTGCACCGCAAGAATCTACCTTTAAAGTACACCCGCCAGTATTAAAAACATCTGCCTTAAACGTAAATGTCATTCCAACAGACAATGCGGAAATAGACAATCCGGTTGTAATAGCATAAGCATCAGTTCCAACAGCACTTGCCGCATATGGAAGAACTGATGGATTTTTTATAAGAGAACCTGCCTTACTTAACTGAACTTCATTTGCGGCAGCATCTTCATAAAACAATTCTATTGCTCCAGAACCAACATCTTTCGTGTATAAATATCCATATCCGGCAACAACGGCTGGTTTGATTGTTTGTAACGCAAGAGAAACTTTGTTATGCGCTCCATCAAGTTGAGCAGATTCCCATACGTGATCAACCTGCATTCTCTCTCTGATAGCAATATACAATCGTCGAAAGTAATCGTCAATCAAATAGCCGTAAGTATTATTGTTTGGTAATGACTCAAAAGTTGAATCCCAAATGTCTGTGAAAGTCATAACTTACTCCTTACTCATTAAAATTATAACGCGGATAATTACTTGGCAATCGAACTCCGCGTATTTGTGTTGCATCTTCCACACTTCTAAGTCCACGCCAAACAGGAGACTTATGTTTTGTTAACAATGAAAACCTTGATGTGAACATAGTAAAATAATAATCACTTCTATCTAAATCCCTACCGCCACCAGGTGCTGCTAATGCCAAAGACATTACACCATCTTTTAAAATTATTCCGTCTTTAAATGGTTCATATGGTTCTTCACTATCACTCAAAACAGATGGAATAAAGTTATAATCAAAACCTAAAACCTTAACATCTCCCGGAGGTGGAACTAAAGATACAGCTACATTTTCATCCCCACGTTCAAAATACGCTCCCCACGGAGTACCATTTCCAAGACTTCTCCACAAGGTATCCATTGTATCAAGTTGTTCTCTTGTATAGAAATCAAGTGTACCTTGTATTGTTACATCATAATCACAACCTTTAAGTTTTATAATTGTTCCAACACCTGTTGGCTTTGGTATAACATATCTCGCAACACCTATCGTTGTGCTAAGAGTGGTATCTCTAACAGATAAACATTCAAAATTCATAGCAATATCTCTATAAATTTCGTTTATCCAAGCTTTCACTTGTGTAGGAGTCCACCAATCAGAAGAACCTGCTTCATCCGCAAGTTTTGTTAAAATCCAAGTAGACATATCTGAGAGAATCATATTTTCTCCAAAAGTGTTTTTTCAAGCTTTTCGGCAACAACAATTAAAGTTGGTTCTCTGTCATTACGAGTTTTCCAATTCAAATGTCCAAATCCGTGAGTAAATAATAAATCAGTTAAATACTCTTGGGTTATCCCTGATTTATGAGCATCACCTTCGTGGAGACACCTTCCGTATATACACATATACCAGTAGTCTCCACGGCCCTGAAAATTATCAAGAAAGTATTTGCATACTAAATTCAAATCAGGACACTCAAGAAAAAGTTTCCCGTTTGGTTTTAACACTCTCCTAATTTCCTGCATTGCTCTAAAATGATCTTTTTGATATAAATGTTCTAAAACATGGCAAAAGATTACACCTTTAAATCTTTTGTCTGGAAATGGTATGTTAAGAACATTTCCTACAATATCCACATAAGTATAGACGTTATCAACAATATCCATATTTATACAATTTGGAAAGCGGACATTGCCACAACCAATATTAAGATATTCGTATTCGTCTAAATTCATTACATACTCTCTTTCAGTCCCGTGCCAACACTTCCGTCATAAATATAAGGGGGATCAACATGACCATTAAGTGAAAGTTCTGAAGCTTCGTGTTCATCATTGAAAGGCAATGGACGGTGAATAGCTTCGCCATCTGGAACCATTCCCACACCAATCACAGTATCATTACTACCGGGATTTACCTCTGCAAATTCACATATAGAAAATGGATATTGTCTCAACCCCTTCCTAAATCTCTGCCAAATCTGAGTTAATTTAAAATATTCGTTAGCCATCTTGCTTTTCCTCCTTTTTTGCTAAATATTCTAACGGGTTTTCTCTTTTTATTTCATCTACCGCTATTGCATCACCAAAACTATTTGCTTTCATTTGTTCGACAAATGAAGGATCTGGAAGGAATAATTGGTTTAATTGGTAATCTTCATAGATTTTTTTCAACATATCTTTGTTCCCATCCGTGAGAACTATTTTTTCAAGAAGATGGCCAATTTTAATTTTTGTATCCATATAACAACCAACATTACCAACAAACTGCTGTGCTTTTATACAGAAATACACATCTTCTGTATGCATTTTCCCTGTAAGGAACCACGGTTCAGGTGTTAATTTAAATAATCTAACATCTATTACCGTACCACAACAACCAACAGCATCACATTTAACAAGACCATTCTCATCAATATGATCTTTCCAATCTTCAAAAAATCCTGTTTTTTGATTCTCTCCTTCTTTTCTTTTCAAGAAACACATAGGCTTAAAAGGATAACCTCTGACATAGGCAAGTGCTTGCAAAATGTGAATAGTGTCGTTACTATCACGAACAGTTCTTATCAATTCGACAATATCTTTTCCAGTCGGAAAATACATATCATCATCATAGAACAACAAATAATCACATTCTAATTTCATAGCAACTTTAGCGGCATTATTTCTGGCATTGTCAATGGGAAGTCTCCACGGGCCATGAAATACAATTTCAAATTCATCTGAAGCCTTACCAAGTTGATAAAACATACTCAAATGACTTGAATAGCATACAGGATCAATTTGATAAAGATTCGTAGCAACAAGTACTTTAGTTTTCTTTTTGACTTCTTCCATCAGGAGTTATCCTTTCTGAACAATAATTTGAAAAACAGTATAACTGTTTCCATTATAGTGGGTGTTGTCCCTCTGATACGACGACCTCCACAAGAAGGACAACACCCGATTGATGAAATTTCCGTATCGGTTACGATATGCTTACAATCGTAACAGCGATACACCGTTATCGCGCTTACATGCATTGAATGAACACACCCATTTGAGACTCAGCACAGGTTGTACTTGATGCCGAGATAGCCAAAGTGAACGGCGTCCAAGCAACAGCCGCCGCGCCAACAGATGCAAGTAAATACAAAGCTCCACTTGACAACGATGTGACATCCAAAACTCCGCCCGTATTGGTTGTCTGTGAAGTGGCAAGAATTACATATGCATCTGACCGATACCCATAGCACTGCACCAAGCCATATGAACCAGAGGCAATATCCGCATCAGCAAGTCCCACAGTTAGTGAGTGGTCTGCCGCCGCATCAGACCTGTACGCCAACTTGCCATCATCTGTTCCAGAAAAATGGTAAGTGACAGGTTTGCCAGCCACAAGAGCTTCGCCGGCCTTAACAACAACGAACACTTTTTCCGGGTCTGTTTTATTGATCCTTGAAAATAACATCTTAATCCTCCTTATTTCAGAATTGCCGTTCTTAGGCAATAAGATTACGACACAATCGTCGTTAGTGGCACTTTACTATGTGAACCCTGTTTCGATCTGTTTGAACAACAAATCTCCCCCATCAAATACAAAATTGATGTCTTAGCTTTCTGGTTCTCAGGTTGAATGAACGGGCCAACCGTAAAGTCCTGCCCCTTACAAACAACAAACTCAAGAAACTCAGAGTTAATGAACAAACTAGAACTATATGTCGGTGAATATGTTGCAGGATTTGTATTTGCCGTGCCTGTATAAGTATCAGGCACATACTCATCCCACATCAACGTTGCACCAAGATATTTAGCTCCACCAAAACCAAGATTGGCAACAGGTTCGTTAACCAACATGATTTGCCCTTTTGCTCTACCAGCGCCAAGATATGTTTCGTAGTAATACTGGTCACAAAGAATTAGATCAGGCGACTTTCGTTTCCCGTTCTTTGAACCACCACGCGAACACATATTATAAAGGTGAGCAATTTCCTTAATAAACATCTCATATGTGGTCGCCGTAGATCGGCAGTACTGGTTAGCCCACCAAGTATAAGTGGCCTGATTAATTCCACCAATGGTAGTGGAAGTCGTTGGAAGTTCTTTAATGAGAAGATTTATTGGTGTTAAATCAGAACCTCCGTTGCCAGCCGTAATTGCGCCCACCAGCATTTGTTCAACAACCTCTGTGAACGACATTTCGGTGTTGTTGGCAAGTTTCTGCAACAGATCAAGAATTTTATGCTTTCCTTGATTCTGTGCTAATTCCTTATTGGAAATGTTAGTAGAACCAGCAATCTCCTTCCATGAGTAATACGCAGCAGTCATAATCTCCTGCGGTGTGGTGTCGATAACATCGTAACCACTTGTCATGGATTTAATCGTTGTATTTTTACCATATTCCAGAGGAATAACAATCCTCTCTCCACCATCCTCAACACGCTTTCTTCCGTTTGCATGTAACCAATAGAAGAAAGGACATGCGTTAAAGATGTTATCATACAACTGACTTCTGTAATTCATCCAAGTGGTTGATAACAGGTCATCAAAGTTGTATGTAATTGAATTTATCGACATATATTAACCCTCCATTATTCTTCGTTAGCCAAAGATTCCTCTGCTTGATCCCAAGCCTCTTGCATGGTCTTTGCTGGTTTATTGTCCACATTGGACTCTGATCTCCGCTTTCCCCTAAATTCCATAACATTCCCTCCGTCGCTATTTTCAGACGAGCGTTGATTAGGATTTGTTTTTATGCCAAGTTCGTGCTTGGCATATTTAAACAATCTTTCTAAATCATTATACGCACCGGGGCCGAAAACTTTAGCGATCTCATCCATTTTTTTAATTACTGGTGCTGGAATGTTATTAGATTTAATGAAAGTTTGTACATCTTTCACAAACGTACTTTTTGTACTTTCATCAAATCTTTTTCCTATTCCTCCTATTTCATCCATCATCTTATCTATTGCTGACGCCAACAGTTTAAGATGAGGAGCATAATAGTCTTTTTCTGGATCATCAAACTTTAATTGATCAACCAATAATTCCCGTTTTTTAAGAGGTTCATCTGATTTAACAAGAGAAGGTTGATTTACTTTTTTTATTAACTCTTGGAGCAAAACACTCATATCAGAATCTTTTTTAGCTCCAGCTAACTCAGACTTCATTCCTCTTACTGCATCTGTTAATTGTTTAATAGATGCACGTTGATTTTCCGGTAGATTCTCAATATCAATTTTACCTAACAATTTATCTATTTGATCTGAGGCATTATCTGATTCTATATTTTCGTTATTGTTATCATCAATTTCCGGTTCATTGCTTTCTACAAGAGAAGTGAAAGTCTGCCCATCATCTGATAAAAATCCTTCTGACATTTTTCCCATACTATTTTACCTACCTTTCTTCAATATTAGGTTTTTGTTCATTCTTTCTTGTTCCACCTCCTGAGATAAATGCTGCAATCGCCACGACAACATTGATCACAATATTTTCTGGATCTGTCAGTCGTCCCATAGCAACAATAGCGATGGTAGTGAGACAAAAGAGTGCGGCTATCTTTTCGCGAATTTCATATCCTTTCATGTTTCCCTCCTACAGCAAAGGAATGTGAGGTTCTATAAACCACTGTTGGAGATACTCCTCAAACTCATTCGGGTCAGGAGCTTCTCCGACAGTTTTTCCTGTCTCTGCAAACCAAGCAAACTCAGAGCAGAACAGATTGTCCATATTCATCTGAGCATTGCCGAAACACTCTTTTATAATACTCGAATAGTCATATCCTATTCCGACACAAGACAATGCTCGTTCTCCGATCTCTTGTCTTATAGAATCGTGCTCTGGTTTAAGTCTATGCAGAAAAACCTGCCCGTCAAAACTTTCCAGTCGTCTCGAAAGAAGATTCAGGACAACCCCGTTTTCCAAAGACTCCAATGTAAACCTTCTTCGTTCAAGCCCCTCGAACTCAGCAAGTCGAATTACAAGTCCAGTATGATTAATATCGCCACCCTTTCTTGCTCGAATAGCACTTCCAAGCATTGAATTAGAGTGCCATTGAAGAACATCTCCTGTTTTCATACTGTCTTTAACAGCGTTGTATTTTGACAAGTCATTCATTATGGATTCCTTCCCGCCCACGCAAGAACCTGATCTCGGATCTTTGAGTGCATCAATACATAGGCTATGTTACCGATTGCTATATTACCCATCTCAAAGTGAAAATGAATGTCGTGATGATAGGGAATATCATCAGACTCTTGTATAAAAGCAGATAGCTTCTGTTTCTTTGTCGGCTTGGGAAGGCTTGATTTCTGAGAGTTCAGGAATCTCTCTATGAAAGAAAGCATAAGATTCCCTATCTGTTCGATAGTCATGTTCTCATACAGAACATCGACAGCGTGACCTTGATGCGCCCCTTCTGCTTCTCCGTTAAGAGCGTTTCCGTGGACTACGATCAATCTCACTCCAATATCTTTCGCCGATGCCTCAAGTTTGATGACCTCACTCATACAGAGGTACGGCGATTGCGGAGTTTGGACATTCTCTGTCGGACATCTATTCTCAAGATATTGATCCGTTGGACAGAATACCATAGCATCAGTCAATGTCTCTGTAATGGAAGGTGAAGTGCTTGTCGTTGAAACAAAGGGATACACTGTAGCAACCTGAGGATCAAGTGCATCAGCTTGGGCACGAAGCCACGCTGCAAGTTCTTTGTTATCCATTTTATATCCTTTCAAACACAGTCAACAATAACAAGATTACACTCTTGGTCATTCCCCATAATCTTCATAAAAGAAGAGAATGCTACGCCAGACGCCAAAATTGCTCGTTTTCCGTTTAGTTCTCCAATTTGCTCTCCAAGACCAATACAACCTTTGGATTCATTCTCTACATTAAGAATGTGAAAAAGTAAATCTTTATGTCCTGCTACTATAATTTCAAACGTATCCTTCCATTTTGCTCCATGAAATCTTTTACATAGATAATTTCCAGCAGGAATTGAAAAGTGAATATCTGTCGGGTCGGGTTGTAGGGTAAAACAAAGAGCCTTTCCGTCAATAGTTAATACACCTATCAACCCATCTTCTGATTTTTCCACCCTAACAATTCTAATGTGTTTCATTTTAGTTACCTGTAATAATTTTCAATATAACCAGGATCAAGGTTCCTACTGTTGACAAAAGTGTTGTTATTAGTAATGTTGTAATTCCATCAAATTTTTTAAAAATCCTATCAAACGATAAAGTAATAACTTCGTGCCTCTCGTCACACAACTCCTTATTAAATTCTTCCATAAAGTCACTCCAGAATGGCAACTTTGCCGGTTTTTGAAGCACGTTCTGTATCATTATATTTATTTATAGCATCCGTCAACTCTTGTTTATTATGCACAAACGGATTAATATCCTCACCGTCTTTCCCTGTAAGAGAAGCTCCAACAACTTGAGGTTTAAAAACATGAACAGAAGAAAGAGAAAGAATAACTTTGGCAATACCTTCACAAAAAATACATCGCCTTTCTCTTTCAAATTCACTAACATTACAATAATGTTCATGAATTAAACCGCAACTTTTGCATTCGTATTCATATATTGGCAAAGTTCGTTATCTCCTATCTTCTCGCGCCTTTTCTTGTAGGTGGTGTCTCTCTACTTTCTTCCGGTGATAAATGTAATTTACCACCACGTATTTTAGCAACTTCCAGCATCATTTGCAACTGTTTCATCTGTGCTTGTTGTGCCTCGATCTGTTTCTGTTGTTCTGGAGAATTAAGTAAATTGATATCCTCAAGAGCAGGAAACATAGATGGAACTGCTTCAAGTAATGAATCAAGATTTAATTTCTTTTGTATCATATCTGGTGGAAACTGAGACAATGATTGCATAAACATTACAAATTCTTGTCTTTCAGATTCAGGAAGTTTTGCACTCATACTCCCTATTTCCACTTTTACATTAAACTGTCCTTCAAGATTGTCTCTATTAATAGTTGCCCAACTTATCGCACGTCTTTTTCCTGCAATAGGCACAGCCGCTTGAGAAGATAAATTAGCTTGCATTGATTGCAGTAATTTCTCACCAGTTTCTGCCATAAAATCTTCTATCAATGCTCGCCTGTCTTCTTTTCTTAAATCGGATGATCCATAAACCTTACTTGCTTCATATGCAGTTTTTCTTCTTTCTATAACTCCACGATCAGCTTCATTAGTAACAGCAAGTCTATCAAAATCTGATTTAGAGTTTTGTGTGCCAACATAAACAGCTTGATCTAATGGAGCGTCTGGCAAAGGTTCGATCACATTACTAAGAGGAAGTTCTTTTACTTTAAAAAATGTTCCATCTTCACCACTTTCAGCAAGAGTTAATTGATCTTGGTCGATCATTGCCTCAATATAACCAAATTTCCTGCCATATCTTTTAGCGTGAATAATCTCCATAGCACGAGATTTATTATATTCATCTTGAGGAGATTTTAAAACACGAATATCCGGCAAGGGATAAATTTCATCAGGCACATCGTTGAATGCTAAAAATGTATATGGATGTCTCTCTATTCCTTCTGGAGTTTCATCATTTCTTAACCATTTATCATGCCCTTCAGCAATTACTTTTAACTTATCATGTTCAATATCCCATATCTCGTATATTGTTGTTCTTTTCAAATCTTCTTGAAGTTCATTATAATCACTCTTTCCCATATCTTGATCAGAAAGAGACAATCCTCTCTTAACCATATAAGACGGTTCAAGATCAGAAGTGTTTTTATATTTTTTATCACTTTTTATATCTTGAAGTGGTAATGATATTTCCTCAATAATATATCTACCATCATCAAAATAATTAGGGCATTCTGTATCAAAAATCAAAGACGCAGGGGATACCCTTCTTGATGCAAATTTTTCATTTAATTTTATTATTTCTTGTTCATCAGTTTTAACACGACCTTCATTATCTACATCAAAAATTGGTTTATCTTCGTTAGCATCTTCATATCCGAGAATTTTTGGTTTTCCGTAATTCTCATTAATAACCATATCAGCAACATAACCAGTTTTCAAACAACCAAAAATAAAGAAAGCATCAAGGATAGCAAGTCTTGTCTGCCTCTTTAGTGTTATCCTCATATTTTCATTGGCATAATAATTTAAATATAATTCCGCTGTCTTGGCATTATCTATTATCTTTTGTTTTTCTTCTTCATGTCCAGACTTCGGAGTTACATACCATTTAGGATTTTGAAAGTAAAGAAATGGTAATTGAGATTTAATTGAAGCAAAGATAAGATTAACAACAGGTTTCTCTTTCCATGGACTATCTTGACTCCATTGATTAGATTTGTAATAAGAAATATACTTTTTGGCTTCTTTGACTTTTTTCGCACGCAGTTTTTTACCACGTTCAATTCGATCGCGCCAAACAGTAATTTCTTGTAAATCTTTTTCTGATTGAGAAACTTTCTTTGTTTTATCTTTCGCCATCAATAAGTCCTTGCGTCAACCGTACCAAATTCAGCATTACTGGGAAATTTACCCATTGCACGTTGCAGTCTTTTTTTCCAAACATGTAAAGCATTTCTATCATAATCTTTTATGTCAACAATTCTTGAAGATGGTTTAAGGATCTCAAAAAGCATCTGCATTGCATCAATAATATCATCGTTACGCGCTTTCGGAAAACGAATTAATTGTTCTTCCAAGTCACTATCTTTCATGGTTCTATTAAACCATACATATCCCCCTTCCAACCACGGTTGCATTTGTTTAATAGCAAACTCTTTGTTAAGTTTTGTGTTTTTCCCAAGTTCTTCACATGATGCATAAAACTTTTCATCACGTTGTTTTTTCTTCATAAAAGACTTCAACATCTTTTCTACAAGAGCTTTCTGAGCACCATATTTAATACATTTCCACTTCATAAAATAAAATTTTATTTCATCTAGAAGAGCAGCAGGGTCAATCTGTTTGGCAAAATACTCAAGCAAATATACATTCTCTTTGTAGTCTTGGAATCCCACCACGATAGCAGAATAGTCATTTTTGCCTTCTTCCGTTGCACCATCAAGAGTCATGTATGTATTTCCGATAGGGACAATCTGTCCATCTTCTCTCTCAATACAATTTTTTGCAGGATTATAACTGAAATATTTAAAATATGATTTCTTAAAAACAGCATCCTCCTGTGGCACGGGGTCTTGCTGATATAGACAATTCTTTGAAAAAAATCCGTATGCTATATAATTTCCAGTTTCTGTTTGTATATTATAAACATCCTGTGTAATATGTTTTTCAATTTTAACAACCCTATCTTTAAATGATGTATCTAGCTGACCTCCATGTAAAAAAATAGAGTCATAAATTTTTTGTTTTTTAACTGGATCACACCACATTGCAAATCTTCTTTTTGTTTCTTTTCCTCCGGTTAGGTAATAACACTCCGCACCACAGCCAGCACCAGTATTGCTATAAAAATAATTATATTCAAATTCTAATTCATAAAATGCATTCTCTATTGCATTACATATTTCAGGATTTTTGCTTCTCGATTGTGCTATAAAAATACTTCCTTGTTTACAATGACCTTCACCATCAAAGATCCCACCCAACCAATAAGCTATCTTCTTTTGTTTTTCCTCGATTTCTTGTATATATGGATTCATACAAAAAATTAAACTTCTTCCAATTTTAGCAATATCATATTCTTTTCTATATGATGCATTTCCCGCAGAAGTTAATTGATATTCTTCTGGATTCCTACCAGTAAACCATTTATGATCTGGAGTACAAAATAAAATTCTACCACTCTCTGTTGTTATTTTTATGGTTTCACTTTCACGTACATTAATAAACCTAACCTCACTTTCAACTAATTTTCTTCTACCACCAACACCTTTCATAAAACCGACAACCTTATCCCCTGTGTTAATTTCACAAATTGGTTTACTTGTCAAATTACTCATTAATATAGGTGCGTCTGGAGGCAAACAACTAAATAAGTATGTTCCCATTTTTGGCCCTGACTTAATCTTCATTAATTCTTCTACAGGATAACGTTCAGGCCAATTAGAAATTTTCTCATTATCTATAGTTTCATAAGATGCAAACTTTATTACTTCAACATCAGGGTCTTTTTCTAAATCCCCATAAAGATCGTAATCATCCCAACGTGTTCCAATAACATCAATAGGAGTCAACGGGTTATCCCGTAGAGGAAAGATTGATCTCCACAATTCCCGTATTTTGTCCATCTGATCACGAGTAGTTGAATTTTCTCTTGTAACCAAGTCGTCAATTATAAGATGATCAAAGTGTCTTGAGGTTGTTGTAGAGTCTGCGCCAAATGCTTCAAAGGTTCCCTCAAGGACTGGTCTGCCTCCTCGGTTTGGCACATGAATTTCTTTTGAAGTCCATTTGGTTTCTGGTGATTGTGGTTTTTTGGGACAGTATTCAGAAATAAGGCCGGGCT